TCAAACACAGTCCTTGAAAATGTTTTCTACGACAACGAATCAGGCATTGTTTTGTTGTCTGAAGAAGAATCAGTTACAAGCCCAGTAACTGGTAATGAAATGAAAAATATAGGATTCGTCGAAAAAACGGATAACGAAAAAACAAACATGATAAAGTTCTTAGTTGATAGTGCTAAAGGCATTAATACTTCTAAGATTACCAAGGAGGTAAATCCTATGACAGAAGAAACAACAACAGTTGTTGAAACCACAGTTGCAGAAGCAACAGAGGCAACAGCAACAGAAGTAGTTAAATCAACAGAGGTTGCTCCAGAGGCAGATGCTAATACACATGAAGTTACAAAGGCTTCAACATGTCCAGATTGTGGAAAGGCTATGGATGCATGCATGTGCGATTCAAAGTCTGATACAAATACAGAAGATTCAACAGAAAAGGCTGCAAAGCCGACTGATGCTGAAGAATCTGCTGCTCATGAAGGAACTGAGTCAACAGATGTTGAGGCAGAAGAAGACAAGAAGCCAATGGCTCCAAAGTCAGATGAAGTAATTGCAGAGTCAATTGCAGAAATCAAGAACACTCTAACATCAGCCTTTAGCGATCTAGTATCAACAGTTAAATCATTGCAAGCCGAAGTGGAAGCACTTAAGGTTTCAAAGGTCGATGTTGATACAGCAAAAAGTTCATTTGAAGCAGTTGCAAAAGATATTGCATCAGTTTCAAAAGAATTCAATGAATTTGGTAAGCGTGTAGATGCTGTAGAAGCAGACACCGCTTTCCGAAAGTCTGGCGATCTCGGCGAGATTGTACAGGATCAACCTGAAATGGTTGAAAAATCCCTATGGGGCGGTAGTTTCCTCAAAACAGCCGACTTATTCAATTAAAAAATAAAATAAGTAAAAATCACAGGAGGTGACAATATGTCGGAACAAGAAATAATCAAGAACCAACCTGGAACTTCAGGTAATCTAGGTGGAACAGCACCAGGACTCTATCAGGGTCAGGGAGCATTCGCATCAGGTTCAGATGCAGGAGTAAACGTACCAGGTAACTACACAGACGGTGGAGTACTTGGAAACATCCCTACATCAAATAACGGTCTAACAACAGGACCAAACGCAGTAAACCCTTCAGGTGAGGCTGGATCAGGTATCCTACGCCCAGAGCAAGCACGTCGTTTTATTGACTACGTGTGGGATGCAACCACTCTCGCCCAAGATGGCCGTCGTGTTACTATGAGAGCCAATACAATGGAACTCGAAAAGGTAAACGTCGGAGAGCGTGTAATTCGTGCAGCAGCGCAAGCAGTTGGCGACTACACAAACGCAGGAGCAACATTCTCAAAGGTTGAATTGACTACAAAGAAGATTCGTCTTGACTGGGAAGTTTCTGCAGAAGCACTAGAAGATAATATCGAAGGTGCACAACTAGAAGATCACATTGTACGTTTGATGACAAATGCTTTCGGTAATGATATCGAAGACCTTGCAATCAACGGAACAGGAACAGGATCAGACGCATTTCTTTCAATCATGGAAGGTTTCGTACCTCATGTTAAGACTGATGGAGATGCTCACGAAGCAGTTGTTACAGTTACAAATAATAACTGGACAACAGATGCAATGCAGAAGATCATTCTTGCAATGCCACGTAAGTACCGTGCAATCAAGTCTAACTTGAAGTTCTATGCTGGTACAGATGCGTTCCAGGGAATCATTAAGAATAATGGTACTCTTGCAGACGCAATCGCAGAAGCATTTGCTGGTACACCAGCAGGTACACCTGCAAACCGTCAAGCATACCTTGATGGTACAGCACAGACATTCGGTGGAGCACGTACAACTCGTGTTCTCGGAATTGACGTACAAGAAGTTCCTTACTACCCTGCAGGATATGTCGACTTGACATTCCCACAGAACCGTGTATGGGGATTCCAGCGTGACATCACAGTTAACCGTGAATACAAGCCAAAGAAGGACACTGTAGAATATACAGTCTTCGTTCGCTTCGGTATTCAGTGGGAAGAACAAGATGCAATCGCATGGGCTGACGCTGCAGCAGATGCATAATCTGTAACAG